GGTCCGCAGGAGCTTCGATGTTGTACCCTTTTCGCTGATCGCCCAAAATCGCAGCAAATTGCTGATTGGGTGGAATTACTGCGCCGTTGGCAAGTTTTGGGAGGTCGTGGGCAGAATACATAGCATATTCCAAAGATACAGTCCGCGGGTAAGTTCGCATTCCCCCAGAAATACTAGCCCTTGCTTTCTGCATGGAAAATGCGCCGGAAATGTCATTCCAGACATTTGATGCCCAATTGGACAGGCTCGAAAAGATTCCATTCAGCCCATTGAGCAGACCATTTACGATGCCTTTCCCGATAGAAATCCAGTCTTTTTCCCGTAAATCCTGCATGGTTTCATCAATTTTTTTGACAATTGTGTCCTTGATTTTCTTAAATCCAGTATCAGAATTCGTGTCGATTTCAGAATACTTCCTGCTGAGCCCTTCTTTGATATTTCCCCACTTATTGGAGGTGTCGGTTTCAACGTTTGACCACGAGGCAGAAATATTTGACTCTGTATTTTTCAAAAAAGCAGACAATGTATTTTCGACAGAAGGTAAATTTTCATTGATACCATTTGATAATCCAGCGACCAGGTAACTCCCGTATTGATTAAAGACTGTGGAGGGGGAGTGAATCCCAAAAAGATCTTGGAACCAATTTCCAATTCTCTCAAAAATTCCTTTTGTCCTTTTTTCGTCTACTCCTTCATCCATACCCTTTTCCAGCCCCTCCCCAATGTTCCGGCCATACCCGGGCATATCGTTAGCGACGCCTTCAACCGTCCTCCGCACACTTTCCATGCGGCTTTCAAGCTGTACGCCAACATTTGCTTCCGGCTCGGTTGAACTGGTAAGGGAGGCGGAATAAGTATCAATCGCGCCGCTTAATTCATCGTAGGCCGTTATTGCATTGCCGCGAGCCTCGTTTGCGGCTTCCAACGCTTCTGTCTGCTTTCTCTGCTGTTCAGTTAAAGCCGTATGCTTTTCAATATCCCACCACGGTGTATTAGCGAGCTGTTCTTCGGTATCTTTCAGAGCTTGTTCGGCAATATTGATGCTCTTCACAGCCTGCTCGGCGTCAGAAACAGCCTGATAGCGGTCCTTGTATGCCTGTACTAAAAGCTCTTGCAAAGCGGCGGCTTCCGCCTCTTTTTGGAGGGAAACAATTAACTGTTCAGTTGCCTCTTTCGTTTCGACAATCCGGCCGGTTGTTTCGTCAATCGTAAGATGCAGACCGTCTAAGCCCATGCTGTTCAGAAGATCAACTTTTACAGCCATAAGTTCAAGCTCAGATGCAGAGGCGTTTGCATTTTCGTTGATGGCATAAATTTCTTCCACAAGGGATTGCGCCGCGCCTGTATCTGCAAGAGATGTGTTCAGTTTTCCGATATTATCGCTCAATGTTTGCACCGCAGAAGTAGAACGTTTCGAAGATTCCTCGCATTCTTCTAAAATATGGGACATCACTTGGAAATCCTCGGATGCCTCATAGGCCGCTTTCCCCCCGCCAAGGAACACCGCCGCAAGCGTACCCGCCACAGCTACGATTCCAGCGATTGCTGCGGCAACCGGCGTAGATACGCCAAGAATGATTGCGCCCAAAGCCGTAATGGCAATGCCCAGAAGCATGAGCACTTCGTTCGCCAAGCTGAATCCGTTTTGGAGCATGGAGAAGAAATTCGTAAAAGCAAGGACTGCTCCTCCAACAACCATTGCAATTCCGGCAAGCGTAGACCCAGGCCCGAATACCGCGTTGATTGCGCCGGAAAGATTAGCCATTTCATACTTTAAAAGCACGGAAATATCTTTTATCTTTTTGAAAAAAGATTGGAAAGCATTGGCGATATTCACTATTTTGGGTACAACATCCGTGGCAAATTTCACACCCATTGCTCCGGCAACAAGGGAAACAGCGGCAAGAAGCCCAGGGCTTCCTTGCTCAATCACGCCCACCAGGAAATCAAATCCGGCCAGAACGGCTGCTTTGATCGCGCCCAAAGCAGAAGCCAGCATACCCATCCAATCAATATTGGATAAAAAACGGGCAACTTGACGGCCAATTTCCGCCCAGTCAATTTTAGCAATCGTATTCTTCATTTCATCGAAGAATCCCATAATGATGCTGCTGGCTGCTTTCGCCAGAGCTGGCATATCCAACCCTGTGAGGAACCCCGCAAAGGTTTCAAGGCCGATCTTGAACTTGGCCCACAGCAGCCGGCCAAAGTCATACCAGTCGACCTCGTAAACCAAGCCGTTGATAAACTCCGCCAGCTTCTTCCCGAGGTTTATCCAGTCGAAGGTGTAAATAAATTCCGTCAGGAACTGCAAGCCCAGATTCAGCCCAGCTCCCAGGCGTTGCCCCCATAGTTGCCAGTCAATGGCGTTTACGAGGGCGTTGAATGCATCAGCCAACCGCCGCCCCAGCCATTCCACACGTTCTAATACGCCGTCGAATTTGAATGCATCGTAGAGCGTTTGGTTAAAATTATTGAAACTCTCTGCAAAGTCAAGGAAGACCTCTTTCAGCCGGGTAATTCCTGTCAGCATAGAGCCTAGGGTATCCTTGAAAATCTCCCCGAGGGATTTGAATGCCTCCTCTGCATCTTCTGCGGCATCATTGCCTATATCAAATTCTGGAATATCGGCGTCAATTTCGCCCGCCCCAATACCGCCAGCCGCACCGCTCAAGCTGCCGGACGCTTTATCTGCCAGGATGTTCAGTTCATCAAACCCAGCAAGAATACCTTTCATATCCTTTGCGGCTTTTTTAGACGCGCTTCCGGCTCCTGCGGTGGAGTCTGCCAGTTTGTCCGTTGCATCCGCCGCAGCAAGTCCGCTGGATGTAATTTCCTCATTGGCAGAAACTTGCCCGACGGTTCCGGCATTTGCTTTTCCAAACAGCAGCGCCGTCACCTTGGCAAAGACCTTCGCCAGCTTCAGCAGGGCGGCGATAATTGCGTTGATACCCGGCAGAACGGCCTGCACAACCGGCATAATGGCGTTTCCGATCTGGACTTTAAGCTGCTGGAAGTTGAATCCCAGCATAGCCACTTGGCCGGAATATGTATTTACCAGTTTTGCCGCATCACCGGCTTGAAATCGCGTTTCTTCCAATATTCCGTTGACTTCGGCTTGAATCTTTTGCTCCTGCGTCAAATTGTTTGCCGTGGTTCCGATACTTTTTGCATAATCGTCCCACATTTTTGCAACGTTTTTGGTAACACCCGCATTATCAACAAGAATAGAATTTTCGTTTTTTAAGCCTTCCGCAGCCGTGGATACCGCTTCACCCAAAGAATAAGAAGATTGTCTTCCAAACGCCGCCGCATCTTTCAAAGCAATCATTACTTTTTTGATTTGCTCGTCATCATATCCTCTAGCGGCAAGATTTTTATATGCTTTTACGGCATCTGTCAGAGGTACAAGCCCATCAGAAATATATTCGTCTACAAAGGCATTAGCCTTTCTAAAACTTTGACCTTGCCCTTCAACAATACTTTGTAATCCCAGTAATGCACTACTTAAGGCAGATGCAGCATTGACACTTTCCTTCCCAAAATTTACAATAGCTGCAATTCCAAAAGCAATTCCAACAACATTTGCAACTTCTACAAGCGTGTCTTTGAGGTCATCTGCGGAATCATTCATGGCCTGAATGCCTCTGTCGAATTGGTCATGATTCAATAATGCTTTGATTCTGATAGAGCCATCATAACCAGCCGCCAAAATATCACCGCCTTTCTTGAAAAATTAGAAACCAAAAGTTCCCGCCGTCTCAACTTCATAGAGATAGCGGGAACTTTGATGTATTCAGTTTGATTTTTAATTCACTTTGCTTCTACCGGAACACGGAGAAGACTACTGCCACCACGACACAAACGGCTGCGGCAATAATGGCAGTCTGAATAAGGCTGTACTTTTGTTCACCAGTCAAGCGTTCTTCTGCTTCCCGGTGGATGGTCAGCCGTTCCCCGTCATACGTAAGTTCAAACAGTTTCATTCGGGGCCTCCACAATCTGCCGCAGGCGTTCAACACCCTTTTCATTGTAACGCCAAGAGGGAATCTGTTTTCCGCTGTGAGGGGACTTATCCCAGACCTCCACACCATACTCCGGCGTTTTCAAGTCGTTTTTGTTAGCCAGCCTGCCAATCTTGTTCGCGCTGATACCGCCAAGAATTTCTCCGACTTCCTTTGCGGTATAAGTACGTCCGCCAGTCTCCGGCAAGGGAAGCACTTCCTTCCCGGCCAGTGCGGTGCTTGCATAGTGGGCGCAAATCGCAAAGTAAGACGGTACGGACGCAACTTTTGCAATCTCAAGCCACATAGACGCTTCCTTTACCCGGCTGTTCCGCTCCCGTGCCTGACTGTTCAACAGCCTAGCCTCAGCAAGGGATGCTTTCGTGGTGTCCTGTATGGTCTTGCTGGTGCTATACTCGCCGGTCTTCCGGATACTGGGCAGGACCTTGGAAGTCACCCACTTGCGGAACGGCTTTGCTTCCGGCTTGTCCGAACGGAGAATGACGGAGTACAGGCCAGACTCATTGATAATGGTCATTTCCTGAAGCCCACCAAGGGTGTCCATCTTGAACAGCCCCCTTTCATCATCGTCCAAACGAGACGCGACATCACGGTACTTAGAAATCCCCAACACCTGACACACGTCCTTTAAGACGAACCAGGGTTCACCATCAATCATGACGGTACGGACCTCGTTGGACTCGTAGTTGAAGACTTGGAGTTCGTTCACGTGGTCACCTCCTTAGCGGCGGCGATATCAGCTTCAAAGTCATTCTGGATAGACCGCAGAAGGTCAATGACACCGGAAAGGGAATCGGACATCTTATCATCACTCATTGCCATGCAGACGGTTTCAAGAAGAGCATGGAGGTAAACCATCCGTCCCGTGATGTTTTCCAGATTCCCGGAGGGGATAATGAGATTTTTCATTTCCGCGCCTCCGCTTTCGCCGCCCGGTAGCCTTTGGCCTTGCCATAGTTGAAAGCAAGGGTTACCACTTCAAAAGGGAAGTCGTTCGTCTCACGCGCCATATGCGCCAGAGAAAACCCCTCTGCCATACTAAGGCAATACCTGTACTTTTCGAGCTTCGTCCGCTCGATGTTCTTTTTCATCTTCTCAATTTCGCTCATAAATTCCTCCTTGATTTTCACCAGGAGGCGGGCTATAATAGATTTAGCCTCGCCTCCGGGTGAGGGTCAATGAAGTAGTCCGGAACTTTCCACGGTGTCGGGCTACTTCACTTTTTTAGCCTTTCGTAGACTTCCTTAATACCAAGCCGGATAATTTCAGACTTTTTCATGCCGGTAGCTTGCACACAAAATTCAAGCCGCTGAATGTCTTCTTCTGACAGTCTAATCCGAGTGCTTAGCGTTTTAGGGTCGTCCGTCGGCCTACCTTTTGGGGGCACAATTTCACCTCCTTCTTTTGTATCCACATTTATAATACAATATTGTGGATACGTTTGTCAAGAGGGAATTTAGAAAAATTTTCTGTTTTTGTGGACACGCGGAGGATTTTGTGGTATTTTAAAAAAAGAAAGGAGGCGCTTGAAATGACTTGTCCCAAATGCAGAAGCACAAATGTGACGATTTCCATGGAGGAAGTTGGCAGTAAGACCAAGAAGACAGGCATTGGGCTTGGTGGACATATTAACAATTCCATGAGAACTACAACTGCTATGATGACGTTCGGAATGTCAAATCTTGTGTGGAAAAAAGCCAAGGGCGAGGAAAAAACGAAAACAATTATGAAAAAGATGTGCCTTTGCCAATCGTGCGGTCATAATTGGTTCTTGCCGTAATACATACACCGCCCACAATTTTTAAGTGGGCGGTTTCATTATCAAAATTTCCGCTATCTCTATGAAGTTGTCAAGGTGCAATGCCGCATTACGCGGTTTTATTGTTTCAGCCGGTCCATAAAATCGTTGATTGCGGATTCTTGTTCCGGCGTATACAATTCTGGCAGAGCAAACCTTTTTTTCATGCGGATAAATTCCGAACGCTTCTTTTTATCAATTTCCGCTAGTTCGGTTGTCCGGATATCAATTACACTTGTAAAAGCCGTGTCTGCCAAGTCACCAATCATTGGGACGAATTGAAACCAATGCAGTTTCTCGCGGCTGATATCCAATCCAAACGTTTTCCAGAATGCCGATACAATGCGGGCGGAATCGTATTCAAACGAATAGATTTCCGGGCCCCCGTCATCTCCGGCGGCTTCCTCCGGGTGTCCGCAGGACATAAACCAGGAAAGCCCTTCCAGAGCCGTTTCCAAATCTGGGATCCCTTTACCATACAGCAGCGACAATGCCGCCGCCGTTTTTTCACCGGGAGACAAGTCCAAATCTGAGAGGCAGAGCTGGATTTGCACGCCAATTCGGTAATCTGTGCGAATTAACCAGCCGTTGTAATCCTCCGGCAGACGGTCTAAAATGGCGTTATACATTGCCGGTTCGGCTGGCGCGGTATTTGCTCATACGCTTTGCCCGTTCTTCTCCAAACTGCTGGATATACGGAAGAAGCTGATTGAAAAAGTCGTCATACAATTCGATTCCAGGGATAATATCCCCAAATACTTTCTGGCAGGTCCCGTCTCCGAACAGGGAATCAACTTCCGCCATAATAGACCGGTGGATATCCTTGTCCAGGTCGGATAAGGCGCGAATAAGGCCATTATTGTCGTCCGCAAAATTGGCGCGGATTTCTTTTTCTTTTGGTTCCGCTTCCTTTGCCAAAAGCTCTACATGATCAAGCATTGCAAAGAAACGGGATGGGAAATCGTGGTCGCTGAAATTGATGGTAATAAAGTCGCCGTTGTCATTCACTTCGATTTTCTTTTCGCCTGTGTTGACGCGAATTCTATCCATTCTTAAATCTCATCCTCTCTATACGCTGCTGCCGCCCCCTCGGTGAACGTGCGGTCCGACGGGTTAAAGGTTCCGGTTGTTCCGCTTCCGCGCCAGTTGATGGTGTATCCGATGGACAGCGGGTCGGAAGCCGCGCCACCGTAGCTGTCAATTTGGATGGAAACCGGCTGTTTTGTGGCTGGATAAGCCCCGTTGCTGTCCGGTTCAAACTTATCAATCATAATAATATTTGTGTGTGCATCGCTGCCAATCGGGAGCCGGTTGCGAAGATCATTGATGTACTCAAACGCCTTATCGCCTTTGATAACCTGTGCGGTAACGGGGGCGTTGGGCTGATATCCGGTCAACTCCGTGTTGGCCGTGTCCTGGTGAATATACTGTTCGGTATTGGTTTGCGGGTTGTACGAGATCGAAAGCTCTGTTACGCCGTCTCCGACAAGCGCGTAATCTGCCGTTGTTTCTTTCGGCGTGGTGTTGATAAAAAGCGCAAAGGCGCTTCTTTTTTCGGCCATAGTTTCCTCACTTTCTAAGGCTTTACATCATACAAAAGCCTCATAAATATTTGATGGTCTTCGTCGCCGTTCTCAAATATCCCATACAAGGAAGAACGGGTCGCCGGTTCAAGTGTTTGTACGGACAATCCCTCTCCGATATCCGGCGTCTGTCCGGATGCCCAGTCTCCAAGGCGGTTCAAAAGCTCATCTGCTTTTAACCGCTTGTCCATGCTGTCGCCCGGTTTAATACGATAGATAATTTTGAATTGGTATTCCGCCGTATACCCGCCAATAATATTCCGTTCGGCTATGTATGTCCCCTGAACGGTGGAAAGCGCCATACCAGGAATGTCATCCCGTAAAAATTCGTATTTGATTGCGTCTACGGAAGGCGGGATATCCGGGAAAGTGTTCAAAAATTTCAACAGATTCCGGGAGACTTTATCTTCCTCCTCCCGTGTTACCAGTTGAATAGGTTTGTTATCAGAACTCATGCTGAATAGCCCTTCCTGCAACTCGTATCCATTTCTCGATATTTTGCGCCTTGGACGCCTCAAACCAATGATCTTGGGCTTTTTTGTGAACGGATTTGCTGTATTGCAAATTAGTTCCTGTGATAACTTTTGTTGCGCCGCTCGGAGCCCACGCGCTTCCGGTATTCGGGTCTACGAAAAGTTTCCCGATGTAAAGATAGTGTGCAGAGGGGCCGGGATAAATAATGGTATCATCTATGACTTTTGTTCGATTTGCCAGCGATTTTGTCCTTGCAGGCACAAAGGGTTCGGTATCTTTGGCTGCCTGGACCGCCATAGCGTGCTTTGCCTCTTTTGAGGCGTGCGCCATTCTTCGTCCAAGTAGGTCCATGCCTCTGATGGTAATATCAAACCTCAACTTCACTCAATTACCACCCACTTCCCAATGTTTCAGGTTTCCGAAATCCTTTTCGTCGATCTTCGTGACGTTATACACGCCGTCATATTTCATTTCGATCAGTTCCACGGTGGCGGTTGGTTCCACGGCTTCGCCTTTGATGAAAAAGGTATTTCCGCCGTCGGAGAGCGTCCAGAGTTCAGATTTATCCGCTCTCCGCCAGAACTCCAACGGACCGGTATAACGTTTCGGTTCCCCGGTTATACCGTCTACCGCCTCCACAGAAAATGGGATGTATAGATTTACGGCATCCGCGCCCTCAAGTCCGCTGCTGCGGACATTGACGGCCTTGGAGGCGTCCAGCAGGACGCCCCGCAGGATTGTGATGTGGTTAATAAACGTCTCGTTGTAATCCTTATCTTCTTCGATGGAGACGTTATAAAGGGTGACCGTGTGTGGGAACATGCCGCCGTATGATTGGCCCTTCCGACGCGGTGCGTTCATTCGGCGCGGTGAAAGCATGAAAAACTCCTTACTTTGAAAACCGGCGCAAAGGCCGGAAGCGTTTCTAGGTACAGCCGCAATGCATCTTGTTTACGGCTGCTTAAATACGCTGTCTCCGCAGCGGAGATGGACGCTACCCGGTAGCTTTTGGACCATCCGCCTACCGTTTCACTGGAAACCGCCTGTTCTCCGCTGAACGCGTTGGCGGTTATGATACTCTCGTCCAAGAGTACGTCTGCAACGGCGCAGGTACATTTTTTCACTGCCTCAAGCGGTCCGCCGTCTACGTGGTCGGAGATGCCGCTTGTGGCTGCCCTGATATAGTCGGAAGCCTGTTCAGAAAGCCTGAGAAAGTCTTCCTCAAAAATGGCGTTTCCCCAATACACGTTCCGGTAAAAGTCATAGTCTGCATAAGCCATTTGGCAATCAACCTTCTTTTATTGTTTGCTCCGGGCCTTCAGAACAGGCGGTTCGCTGTTCTGAGCAGCTGCATTGTCTCCGCCGGTGACTTTGATCACCGCAACCTCATCCATCCGCTCAAAGGACGGCAAAACGATCTCCGAGGCATATGTATTGATGTTGACGGGGTGCGTAGTAATCTCCCGCGTGATCGCTACGCCGGTGTTGACAATACTCACCTCTGCATTGGGGGAGGACATCAGGTCAGCTTCCTCCGGCGTAGTGCCGTACCAGGTGCTGCCTAAGTCCCCTGTCGGGATCATCGCTACATATCCATCGGGGACAAAGGAATGAGAAATTCCGCTTTCATCTTTATACTGTTTATCATAGATGGCAATCTGGATACGGGATGTTCCGCTGACCACGCTTTTTACCTCGTCGTCCGTGAGATACCCCAAGGTCAACCCGCTGGTCGTCAGATAACGTTTTTTCACAGCATCCGCCGCTGCCAGGAGATTGAAAGTAGTGGTGTTCATGATTGCCACCGTCAGCTCTGTGCCGGTTCGGCTGCGGATGCGGTCCTTTGCGGCTTTGAATACCTGAAAAGGATCGGCGGTCGTGCTGGCCGTCCATAGGTCTCCGCCGGACAAAGCCATGTAGTTATGCTTCTTCCACCCTCCATCCAAGTCGTAATTAAAGGTGTAGTCCATCCCATTTGCCTGAATGGAGATCCCAGCAGTGCCGTCCTCCGGGAACAGCAGCTGCATAATCATGCGCTCGGGAACTACATTTGCGCCGTCAATGAGGTTGTTGGCGTCGTCAAAAACGCGGTCAATCATAGTGCGGGCGTAAGGATCGTTGCTGTCCTGCACCCGAAGCAATTCCTGCCGGTCTTTTTCCTTGATCTTGAAACCCTCGCGGAAGAAGGGCATTTCCGTTTCCAGCTTTTCAAAGCCGATACGGTCCCGGAAGGTGGCCTTCGCGTCAAAAGCGGAGGGCATCAAGGATACAGGCAAGCCCTTGGAACCCTTCAGCCAGCTCAGGTCCAAGCCTGCTTTTTTTTTCGCTGGAAACAAGCCGGTTCCCAGGTAAGGGATTTTGTTTGAGGCAGCCTCGTTGTATTGGGCGGCGATGGCTGCGGGAGTAAAAAATTCTCTCAGATCCATAATTAGCCTCCTTATTCTGTATCAGCGGCAGTTACGCCGATATTATTTCGGAGGACGATTCCAGGAACGGCTGTTTTTAACGCGGCGGCGTCATAGGCCGTGCCGGAATGGGCCTCCGCTTTTGTCTGGTCGATCACACCCCGCACAAGCAGGGCGGCGTTTGGGTTTTCCTCCGGGTTCACGTCGTACAGCAGAATGCCGTCCGCAGAGGCAGACGCCGCTTTCCTGCCATCCAGCGTCATGGGCGTGCCTGCTTTGACAACACTGGATTCGGTCACGCTGAACGGGATTGCATCAAAATCGTTCGCCGCAAGAATTTCAACTGTCCCGCCTATGGAAGTCGTTTTGAATTTCATGAATTCGCTCCTTTACAAATAATTTTTGATAATGTCCGCAGAGGCTTTCCGGCCGGCAGCCCGCGCCGCGCCCATTTCTTTTGCCTGAACCACGTTTTCCGGAAGGCTCTCGGGCGGCTCCCCATGTCCGCCTCCGCTGCCTGTAACAAGCCGCGCGGCGGGTTTGTCTGGCGCAAAAGCGTCTGGGTCTGCCTCCCGCTGGGCTTTGATGAAGTCATCCAAGCCGGACAGCTCACCGTCCTTCAATTCCAACTTCTGTTCCTTGAGGGCCGCGGTAAAAGCCCGCTCCGCACTTTTGGAGCTGAACTTGATTGCCTTGCGGACGATGGCGCGGGCGATGGCGTCGGAATAGTCCCGGTCTGCCAGCTGCGTGCGTAAGCTGTTGGTATCTGTGTCATACTTGGCCTGAAGGTCGGCGAGCTGCTGCTGGACAGCGGCGGTATTGCTGCCCGCCTTTTTCAGCGTCTCCAACTCGGCTTGCGCTGCGGACAGTTCGGTTCTCGCCGTGGACAGCGCCGTTTCCGCCGCATCTGTCTTTCGTTTTTCTTTCCCGATGTCCTGCATATTCTCATCCAGGATTTTGTCAATGCCGGCGTCCTCAATGCCCAATGTTTTCAAAAATTCCCGTGTCATACTTCTCCTTTGCAGCTTCGCTTTTTTCGCGTGGGTTGCCTCCACCGCTGCCCCGTAGTTTTGCGACTTCGGGCCGGTCAAAAATAAAGAGCCGTCAGCCCGCCGGAATATCCGACAGGTTAACGGCTCTTGGCTCACAGGCTCTTGGCTCTTAGGTTATTTATTTTTGTAGGGAATGTGTTCACTTCAATGTCATTCTTACACGCCTTGCATCGGAACGGCATATGCTCAATACGGGTGTCCTCTCGCAATGGGAAAAGGGCCTTTCCGCAGTGTTGGCAATGATACCAGTTTTCCGGATTTATGGTACTCTTATGCATCTTTCACGTCTCCAATGACTTCAATCCGTTCAATTTCGTCCTCTATAAAACTAATCAAAAAACCATCTTCCCGCATAACGTCAAAATCGAGGATTTCGTTATCATCATCGTCATAGTCATAGCTAAACCCGAAAAAATCTCCAACTGTAACGTCTCCTTCAGGAGAATAAACTTTTATTCTTTTTCCAAAGTAAATATCAGGAGCAGGGATATTCAATTTTCCAACCTCCTTGAATTTGGGACAGCATGAACGCCGGTTTTGCTGTAATGAATGGCAATACTTCTCGCTGGTATTATATCACCTTTTTTGTTTACTGTATAGCCAATTTCTTTCCCAACATCAACAATTTCCTTGTTCTTCCATTCAAGTCCGCGTGTAAGTTCAATATGACCACTTCCGGCCTGTTTATTGATGATCCTCTGCAATTCCTCCTGTGGGATCGTGATAACGCTGCGCCCCGGTATTGCAGTTGCCGCCATGTGCCGCGCTTGCTTTTCTGGGTTGATGGTGAGCGGATAATCGCCCCGACGAATTGCTTCCCGTATTCTTCGGATTCTCAACGCCGATGCTCTCGTTTTTGAAGCCTCATCCACATAGGAAACCTTCATCCGCTCTCTTTGCTTTGGCAGTCCGGCCGCTCTGCTGAACTGGCGGTATTTTTCATTCAGGCGGCGCAGGCGGATACCGGAGGACTGCGCTTCATTGGTCAGCCCGGCGTCTTCAAAGGCCA